CGGCTTGGTCACGCAACAACTCGTTTGAAATCTTCATAGCCAAGCTGTGGTTATACACCGTGATAACCTTGGTGTTGGCAAACGTTGGCTCATCGAAGTTGGCAGCGCCCGACTCAGCGACGACGGCAAAGTCTGACTTTGCATCCTGCGCTGGCACGTCAATCTGACGACGTGAGGTAGTGAGGCGCATGAAGCGAGCCTGTGACAGCAAGCTGAGCTCATCACGGCGCCCGATGATCATGTCGTAGAAGTCTTTGGGCACGAGGTACCCACCGTTGTCGTTGGTGCCTTCGACGAGGGTTGCCTTAGCGGCGACGTCGTCACCAGTGCGAATCCAGTGCTTGAAGGCCTCTTTGGGCTCGTTGCTGAAACCACGAGTGGTCAACGTCTTGGTTGATGGTGCGGCGATGACGCCACCCTGTACAGGCTCACCGGCAAGCTCAGTGATTGCTTGCTTGACTGCGTCTTTAATGTCTGACATGGTGTCTGATTCCTTGCTGATAATGGTCTGATGTGTATCGTCAGGCTCTAGCGTTGCATCAGCATGGCTCGATGCGGTGCTCTCTTCGCTCTTGACTTCGGTAACGGTGCGAGGCTCTGCGGGCGTCGGTGTCAAGCTGATTTCACCGACGACCCACCGCTTCAGCTCGCCATCTTGGCGTACGACGAGGTGTGACAGTGCGCCGGTTGACAAACCAAGTGCACCGCTGTCTACGAGCTTCATTACCTCTTTGGCGTATTTGTGGCGTCGGTCTAGCTCAATCTCCACGTCGATGCCTTCATCGCTTGGCGTCCACGCTTTGACGGTGCCGATTTGCGACTTAATCCCGCCGAGGCTGTGATCGTAGTACACCGGCATTCCCACAAAGCTGCGGGTATCGCCGAGGTCGGTATCCTTGGTAAAGGTGTCGCCCGCAAGGTCTTGCCCACCGTAGACGATGCCACGACCTTTGAGCTGATATTCACCAATGGCTTTTACTGCGTTCATGATGCCCCCATCAGCTTGCGAGCAAAGTGCTTGACCTCGTCGCTCACTGCCTCTTCTACTTTCATAGTACGGACGTTGTCAAGGGCATCAACCACGTCGGCAATTCCCTGCTCCATTTCGAGCTGTTCGACGCTTTCCTCGACGTATTCCTCAGCGCCCTCATGCTCATCCTCTTCACCATCATCACCAAGCTCAATGCAGATTTCCAACATCATTTTGAGTTGCTTGCGCATTGTGCGAATCAGCTTCATATCCGCTTCGCTGTGGCGTCGGCTTGCCTTTGCTTCCACGTCGTCCTCCTCATCTAATATCGCCTGTGCCCAGTCCCTACCCTCGTCGCCACCCCAGCCATACCACGCTTGCCAGCCCTTACCACGCTCCTCCCACGTCGTACCCTCTTTGTCTACCTCATGGCGTGCAAAGTACGACACCATGCGCCGAAGCGTTGCGACTGACACCGGCCGACGCTCTGCTAACTGCCGTGCTCGTGCCAAGCCCACCAGCGTCATACCTTGTTCTGACGGTGGCTTCTCTGCTCTGACTTCGAGGGCAAGGCGGGCATTGTCGGCGACGGCTTCGGGCGGTATGTGGGTGTCGGTCTCAGCTTTGTAGTCCTCGTCTTGCGTGGCGATGGTCAGCGCCGTAAAATATGCTTCGGCGTCGTCCGGATCGTCGTAGCATTCGAGTGGTGTTGTCGTGCCCTCTTTGAACACGCAGAATTGTCCGTCTTGCTCCATCACTTGGTATGGCATATCACATCCTCTCTAAATCGGCGATTGCGCCTTGCACAATCTTGTCAAGGTCACCACGCTGGGCAACGATGTCGGCTGCGTCAAGTGCCGTTTTCCAGCGCCCTTGATGTATCTCAGCTTGTTGGTCGCCGATGACATACGGTGCGTATGATGCAGCACTGTACAGCACGGCGCTGTCACCCTCGAGGTCAACACGGAAACTGCGGTTGAGTGTTTCACTGCCTTTCAGTCCACTGCCTTGCCCACGCACATACGGCACTTTGATTTTTTTCTGACTAATCATCGCCATGACAAAGCGCCGTTGTCGCTCAGATTTGTAGCGCATTGACCCCTGCGCTGGCGGACGAGGTTTGTCCTCCATCATCTCTTGCTTGACCGCTTGACCGTATGCCAGCAGTACAGTGCGCACCATCTCTTGGTACTTTCCAAAGCTGACATCGGCGAGGACTTTAATGTTGACATCCATGGCTACTCCCTTACGACACGAAGGCCGGTATCACAGCGACAGCGCACATGCGCCGGTGGGCCAAGCGGATAATCAGTCAGCCACACGTCCTCGTTTTTGCCGTTGAGCGGTGCACAGATTGGGCAGACAAGGTCGTCGGCATCGGTGTTCCATACCCGCTCCATCAGCACACCACGCTGAGCTAAGTACTTCTGATATTCAACCGTCGCCTGTGATGCAGCGCGCGTGGTCTCAGTGATGGCGATAGACGATGCACGCGCCTTGCCAGATGCCGGTGCAATCAACTTCGCTAAATCTTGGATGGTCATGCCAGGCGTCGTGCGGTACGTGGCAATGGCGCGCTCAAGTACTTTGCGTGTCGTGCTGTCAATCTCTCGGTTAAACTCGGGCATGTAATCGGCCAACCAGTCTTGAATGATGACGCCTTCATCAGCCGGATCAACGCCGATGCCGAACTGGGTGCCGAGGCGGTCGACACGGCCCGACATCGTGGTTTGAAGCTCGGTAATCATCACTGGCTCAAGCACGTCTTTCAGCGATGGGTCAACGTCTTTACCCTGCACAATCTGCCGTGCCCATGTTGCACCACGCTTTTCCATGGCGCCGACGATGCGGTTATACACACGCTTCTCATCGGGCGTCAATTCGTCAATGGCCTTGATAGCGTTTACCACCTCATGCACCTCATCAACGGTCATGCCGTCAGCGATGCAGTCCATCACTGACTTCACCTCATCCGCCGTAATCACGTCGCTCTCGAAAGAACACGCAATGCTCTTCCCGGCTTTGATGCGACGCTCAATTTTTTTTGCCAGTAATCCAAACTCTGCACGACGCTTGGTGGCGAGGTTGTCCACTTCGTCTGGCACGATGTCCTGACCGGGTTGCGTCTCCTCGCTGATGCCTGCGCTTGGCTCTGTTGGCGCGGCGTCGGGCGATGTTGGTGGCGTTGGCTCGGGCTCTGGCCCCAGCGCCTCTTCGATTTGGTCATAACCCAAAATCTTCATGGCGCCACGCAGTGGGACACCGGCTTGGACGAGTTGGAGCAGTGAGCCAGCACGGTTTGCCTCATCGGCTTGCATGACGTCAAGTGCTTCGGGGTTGAACTGCATTTCGTAGTTCAGTGCGTAGAGCAACTGGTTATTGATGACCTGCTCATACAGTGACAAACGTGGGATGATGGTTTCACGCCAGAAGCTTTGCCGGTCGCTGTCTGCCGTGGCAAAGTTGGCAGCGCTGGCCTCGAGCATCGTGCGCGGGACGCCGAGGGTCATGCTGACCGCGGTGATGGTGCGTTCTTGAAGCTCTGGCAGTAAGAGCGTATTAATCGGCGGTGTGATCGTCGTGACCTTGAGGTCTGGGGCACGCACGAACGCGGTGCGAAACGCATTGATGACACCCTGAAACCGTGATGTCCACTCACCTTGAAATCGTCGAAACTCTGCTTCATCCATCGTCTCCGGCAAATTCAGTACCGTGATAGGCTGTGCTCCACCTTCGAAAAAAGCGCTGGTAAATCGCTCAAGGTAATGCGAAAGCTGGGCTGACTGCAACGCCACGCGCGCCGGTGCGAGCCCGGGTCCGACTTCGTCCGTCAGCGATGGCTCGCGGAAATACACAATCTCCTGCGCTGTCCATGGCCCAAAGCTTTTTCCCTGGATGCTTTGCTGAAACGTCACACCGGCAAGGGGATTTCCGGGCTCGGCTTTGCTGGCGTCAAAGTGCACCGACATGCTAAGTGGATTCAGAAATTGAAAGCCGGTGAGGACACGGCCTCGGTAGAGTTTCAACCAGTATGCAGCGCCGGTGAGGAGTAAGCTCCGCTCAGTGTCCTTCATCAAGTTGGCGAGGTTCTGATTCCATGGCCACTCCACCTCGTTCTCGTTGCGAAAGAGTCGATACGGCACCGTGCTGACGGCGTCACAGCGCAGATTCACACTGCGGTACAGCATGGGAACGAGGCTGTAGGCGTCAATAGTGCCGTTGACGCCTTCGCCGTTTTTCAGTTTGTCTACCCATCCCGGGTATCCGGTGATTGCCATTATGCCCACCCCCATTCTATCTTCGGCTTCGTCATCATCGCAATAGCGCCCGATGCAGCGTCTACGTAGTCGTCATGTTGCCCAGAGGGAAATGCGACAACCTCGTCAAGAAAGTGCCGTGTCCATTCGCCCGCAACGAGGCGCACGGCTCCGGCCTCGGCACGCGCTGCCCACGGCATGGCTCGGCTCTGCTTATCCTTGTCCACCCTGATGCCTTTCATCGTAATGCCGACGAGCGATGGGTCACGGCGAAGCTCCTGCACGACGGCTAAACCGTGCAATGCCTCTTCGATGCCGTGCTGTACCCGAGGCTCTGCTTTAAACGTCGTCAGCATGATGCGCCGAACATCGGGCCACTCCGCTTTGACGTGGATGCCAGCGTCAAGGTACACAACGCCATCACGCCCAAGCGCCGCTTTGACCGATGCGGTGTAGTCGGCACTGGTCTTGGTGGACGTGGCAAGGTCCCAGTAGCGGTACCACGTCAGGTCATCGGGCGGTGCATCAACCGTGCTGAACCATTGGCGCTTGAAGAGCTGGCCGATCGGGTCGGTGAATTTGCCCTGCACCTCTTGCTGATACATCTCCGAGGTCATCGACTCTTTCAGCGTGGCGACAAAGTGACTCGGCAAAAAGGGGTTGTCGGTCGTCGATGATTCAACGATGCTGTAATCGTGTCCGCCATGCAACCAGCGTTCATACAGCCAATTTTTTCCACGTGGCGTCGTCGTTGCAATCGCTTTGCCGGGTTGATGCCGAAGCGTGGCGATAGCGATGGGCCAAATGTCGCTGTCCATCATCGCCGCTTCATCAAGCCACAAAAAGCCAACGTTGGCACCACGCAGGCGGTCAGGGTTGTCGGCACTGCGGAAGATAATGCGACGGTCGCCGATGAGTTTCAGCTCAAGGTCTGACTTATTCCACGCCACGGCAACACCCATCTGTGCAACGAGTGACAGCACCGTTTCCATAGCGCCCAAGCGGAGCATGGGGTATGTCGGTGCGATGATGAGCGATGTGGTGCCCGCTGGTTGGCGCAGTACCTCAATCGCTCCGGCTCTGGTCTTACCACTGCCACGACCGCCGACGAACAGACGGAAGCGGTGCGGGTCACTCCAGAAGCGTTGTTGCGGGATTGTCTGTCGACTGTGCTTCACCGTCAGGCAAGGTGAGGTCGATGACGTAGTCGGTTGGTGCGCTGGACGTTGTGACATGGTATGACTCGCGATATGATGGGTCAAGTTGCTTGAGCTTGAAAATCAGCGCCGTGATATTACCCTCTTCGATGTGTCGAAGCAGGATGGCTTCGAGGTGCGCTTGCAGATTCTGCTTGCCGATTTCCTGCGCTCGGCGTAGCTCCTCGGTGAGATCGGGGCGAAGCTTCATATGCTGATGAAGTGTGCCCCAATGAATGCCGAGTTGCTTTGCCGATTCGCGCATGTTGCCGGTCGCTTCAACGGCGCTGATGAACTCACGGAAGCGCAATTCACTTAGTGCCGTGATGCTCTTCTGTGGCTTGGGCATCGCTACACCACCGGCCGGTCGGTGATGAAACGCAGAATCATGTTGACGATTGCCAATGCACCGGCAATCTGTCCGGTGTATGCAGCGAACTCGGGCCACTGTGCGACGGTGCCGAGCACCATCACCAGCAACGTCAAGGCGTTGACCCACAATGTCTTTGATGTGTACCACGGTTTCGGTGTCATGGCTTAGCCTCCCATTAAATAGCGCACAATCAGCGGAATGGCGATGCTGGCAAGTGCCAAGCCACCCCACAGCTGGGCGATGCGTTGCTCGAGAATCTTCACCCGATCATCAAGCTCACGGAATTGTTTGTCACCTGATTCGAGGCGTCGCAAGATGGTGTCTATCTTTTCCTCGAGTCGTGCCAGCTTAATCTCAACAGCCTCCGTCATCACGCACCTCCCATGCGCTGTTGCAAATCGATTCGTACCCGACTCATATCAATCTGAATGCCTGGGCATGTCTTTGGTGACGGCACCTCACGATGCCCTTTCAGTGTGGCTTTGCTCGGCACGATGCCACGCCAACGGAACAACGTTTCGACGGTGTCATACACAAGGTTGCGTTCAGCGTCCGACCATGGCCGGTAATCGAAGTAGCCGACAACCTCAATGCCCCATGCCCAGCTGTTGGCGATGGTGGCGTGAATGCCCCGCTCATTCAGTGCGGTCATTTGCCAGATACCGTCGTCGGCAGGGTTCGGTGCGCCAACGCAGAGAAAGAGGTGCGGGCCCGAGTCCCAGCCAAGCCCCTCATAGTAGTTCTTGATGCCAGTCATCGTCTGCGCACCACGCCAATGCCGTGGCTCTGGGCGGAAGGTGTGATGAATCACGGCGCCCTTCGCCCAGTCGGCAATGCTTGGGTCATAGTTGGCGAGGTGCTGTGCGAGGTCGGTAGCCGTGCGCCATTGACGCAAGTCCCAGCGGAAGTTGGTGCTCTTTGGCGTTGTCTTTGCTTTACTCATTTGTCACCTTTGGCCGTGTATGCACGTAGCCCGAAACGATACGACGGAATGACCCGCCAAGTCCTGAGCGTGTCGAAGGTGTGTTGTAGATGAATTGCAAACGGCCACGATCGACGGTGAGCCAACCGTGTCTACCTTCCATGACGAACAAGAACTGCCATGGCGATGTAGCGCTCTTTCGGTACCACACATGCACGCCGAATACCTTCGGGCGCAGTCGTGCGTCGCTCATGCTGGTTGCCCACTGCTGGCCAATGGCGTCAGTAATGAAGCAGGTTTGCGTTGGTAGGTATGACCCGCCCGGGATGTTTAATGGTGTGTCAGACATAGTGCCCTCCTCTATCTTCATAGTACGCATGGTGTCAAGGTGATGAACTAACAAGAAATCCTTGTTGGTTGACCATTTTCGTGACGTCACGAAATTGATGCCTACAACTCCATCGGGTTCTGATTCAGCCAGTGCTGAATACGACGCTCGGCTATGTCGACATACTCCGCCGTAATGTCGATGCCGACAAAGCGCATACCCTCGAGCATGGCTGCGCACCCTGTTGAGCCACTGCCCATGAACGGGTCAAGCACGGTGCCACCCTTTGGCGTGACGAGGCGCACGAGGTGGCGCATGAGAGCGATGGGTTTTAGTGTCGGATGAATGTTGGCACGTTCGCCGGCAGGCGCATCAAGCCCCGCCTCCCGCTCAGCCCTCGACGCTTTGGCGATGTAGAAAAAGCGTGAAGCGCCGCCGGATGATGCCTCGCACGGCCCTCCTGTATATGACCATCCGCCCTCATATGCTCCGCTTAGTGAATTAATATTGTTTGCGCCTTTTCTTGCACCACTCTTCAACACCCCACTCTGCGCATCCAGCGCTTCGGCGGCGTGTTCGTCGAGGATGACGTTGGCGGGCCAGCGACCGGAGGGTAGTGGTTCTGTTGACTTCTCATATTTATTAGGATTTTTATAATCTTGCGATTCTCCGCCGAAAGAACTTTTATGCCTTACCCCAGTGTATTGTTCTTTTTCACGCTGACCCACCCTGCACCCATCAATGTTGAGCGCACCGACACCCCACGTCAGCACATTGTCGGCGACGGTGCCGGTCAGTGGCTTACGGGCGAGCACTGCTGGTTCGTGGGCGGGTTTGAGCGCAGTGCCCCAGCCGTGCCACTGCTGTGCCTCGGGCGTGGCGGGCAACGACTTGATGATATTGCCATGACCATCCATATCTTTTCTATCACCAGTGCCCTGTGTAGTGAATCCAATGTCATTTCCTTTGGAATTACGGTTTGGTATTCCCCACGTATCACTATCGGGATATGCAATGGGCTTTGTGTAAAACTCGCTTCGCTCTGCCCCCGCCTGCTTATCAATCGCCTTGCCGACATCAAGCGACTTCGGAAATCCACTGCCATACATCCAGATGATGCTATCCCGAATCTCAAAGCCAGAATCCTCAATCGCCACGGTCATACGGTGATACGTCCGTGTGCCACCAAAGGCAACCAAGTGCCCGCCTGGCTTCAGCACACGCAGACACTCAGTCCACAGCGTCGTATCGTACGCAATCCCCGA